TGCAGAGGAGTTTGGTTCATTAATTTGGAATGGTGATGCGACAAATTTAGACGAATTTGATGGTTTCTTGAAATTGTTTTTAGTAGATGCAACTGTAATCGACGTGGATTTAGACACCGTAACAGAGGCTAACGTTGAGGCACAAATCAAATTAGCTTTGGCATCGGTTCCAGTAGCTTTAAGAGGTAAAAATACATTGAAAGTTTCAGTTTCGGCTGACATCGCTCAATTTTATAACTTCTTTTTAGCATCAAAAGGTATTGCTAACGGTTTGGGTGGTAACGCAAACACTTCTTTAGTATTCGGAAACTATACTTTAGTAGTTGACAACGGACTCCCAACAAACACAATTGTAATTGCAGACCCAAAAAACTTGGCTTTTGGTACGGGTTCACTCGGAGACCACAATACAATTGACGTTGTAGATGAGGATTCAATCGGTTTATTGACTGGTAAAGTTCGTGGAACAATGGTGTACAATGCAGGTGTTCAGTACACTTACGGAAGTGAGATTGTTTGGGCTAGACCAATAGCATAATATTAATCTAACCGCTCTTTAATTAGGGCGGTTTTTAAATAAAAAAAAGATATGGCTTATATATGTGATTTTAGCAAGGGGCGAAAGTTGCCTTGCAAAGACCAAAAAGGCGGAATTAAAAACCTTTATTTTGCGAACTACGATGCTTATGGTATTACGGTAGCGAGTGAAGTAGTAACAGCTTTAGGAACTTTGGCAGAGGTTTTTAAATGGGAGTTGAAAGGAACGGCAAACACTTTGACCCAAACGATGACTGGTTCACGAGATAATGGAACTACATTTTTCAGTCAGGTTATAGCTGCAACTTTACCATTTTTAAGTCCTGAGGCTCAAAATGAATTAACATTAATTGCTTACGGCAGACCGATAGTATTTGTTGAGGATTACAATGGAAACATTACAGTTGTAGGTTTGGAAAATGGTGCGGAGTTAACAGGTGGTACAATTGTATCGGGTGGTGCAAGTGCCGACTTAACAGGGTTCACGATTGAATTAACAGCAGAAGAAAAAAGAGGTGCGCCTTACCTTAACAGTTCAATGAAAACAGCATTATACGCGTTGGTTTCGACTGACTACGTAGGAATAGTTTAATTTTTGTTTGGTTTGATTTTAAAACACATCTTTATAGGTGTGTTTTTTTTTGGCAAAAAGTAAACCATTTTCGTTATTAAGATATGGAAGTGTTCAGACCCTCTAACGAAAATCACATTTTAAAAGTAATACCACGTTATAATGTGGAAAATTGCACTATATTAATACGCCACGAACTGACTGACGTGCTTACAACTCTCGAAAATCAACGTGTTTACTGCGATAATGGCTATGCAACTATACCATTTGAGTACCAATTTAAAGAGGGTGGATCATACCACATTGAAATTATAACTAATTCTTTGACTATTTGGCGAGGTAAAGCGTATGCAACCGACCAAACAGACTTAGAAAACTACAAATTACTATGAAAAACATCGAAATAATTAAACTTGAAAGTTATGTAAGACCTGATATAGTTGAGAAACACGGTACTGAATGGGTTTTAAATGGCGAAAATAACGAGTTTTTTCAGTACATTATTGATAGGTATAATGGCAGTCCTACAAATTCCGCTATTATTGACGCTTATAGTCAAATGACTTACGGCTTGGGATTGAATTTGCAAATACCTTTGTTTCCAAAAAAAGAAGTTAGACGAATTGTAAAGGATTTCGTAATGTTTGGAGAGGCTTCATTCGAGGTAATGTACTTACAAGGAAATCCCGTTAAATGTATTCACGTACCAAAAGAAAAATTAGCACCTGAGGTCGCAGATGAAAATGGAGACATTACGGGCTATTGGTATTCTTACGATTGGGCAAAAAAATCAAAGTACCCACCTAAAAGAATGGACGCTTTTGGATTTGGCAAAGGTTCGAAAAGGAGTGAAATTTTTGTTATCAAAGATTATCAAGTTGGGCAGTTTTACTTTTCGAATCCAAGTTATCTAAGCGCTTTGCCGTATGCAGAATTGGAAGAAGAAATTGCAAACTTTTGTATTAATTACGTTAAAAATAAATTTAGCGCAGGTACAATTATTAACGTAAACAACGGTATACCTGAAAGCGAAGAGGAGCGAGGTAAGTTGGCGATGCAATATAAAAATGCAACAACAGGTTCAACAAATGCTGGGTCGGTTATAGTTGCTTTTAACGAAAACAAAGAAAACGGCACAACAGTCGAACAAATCCAAATAACAGACGGCTATCAGCAATACGATTTTGTTTCTAAACACGCTCAAGATAATATTTGCACGGCTCACAAGCTAGTGTCAAAGTCAATGATAGGAATCAGTACTGCGAGTGGTTTTAGTTCAACAGCGGACGAGATTCAGATGGCTTTTGATGAGACAATGATGAATGTAATCAAACCGAAACAAGAAATAATTTTAGATGCGTTTCAGACCGTTGCGTCAATGGTTGGTGTTCAAACTAATTTAGAATTTTTAAGTTTGCGACCAAAACCACAAGTAGAAGTTAGTGAACAATTATCTTTGTCAGAAAATGTACTTGACCAATTTGGCGAAGTTTTAGATTTAAACGAATGGGAGTTGGTAAGTAGCGAACCCGTAGATTATGAGAAAGAGGACGTAATTACTTTAGCGGATGTAAGCACTGGAACGGCACGAACACGAAGCGCATCTTACCAAGACACCGAAAAATACATTACTCGTTACCGATACGCTGGCAATCCAAATCCTGAACGAGATTTTTGTAAAGCAATGATGAAAGCGAATAAACTTTACCGAAAAGAAGATATTGAGTTAATGTCGAAAATGAATGTTAATCCTGGTTTTGGCATGCATCCAACTCCGAATAAGCCTTATGATATATTTTTATGGAAAGGTGGTGGGTTGCTTTCTGATAATTTCCCGAGCGGAACTTGTAAGCATTATTGGTTACGTGAAATGTACCGTAAAATCGGAACTGGAAAAAATACAGCCGCACAACCTAGTACACCATCAGACGTTCGTAAAAATGGCGAAATACCACCAACAAACGATTCACGTGCCTATAAAGCACCTCACTCAATGTAATTATGGTAATACTTTTAAACGACAACGACATTACAAAAAACACCCTTTTGGGTGGGAATATTGATGTAGATAAATTACGACAATGCACGTTGGATGCACAGGCGACAAGGTTAGAAGAATTGTTGGGAGAAACTTTATACAACAAAATAGAAAATGACTTTGTAAATGACGATTTAAGCGGTCTTTATCTAACTTTGTACAACGATTACATCAAGCCATTTTTGATTCGGCAAAGTGCAACGGAATACCTTAAAATAGGTGCTTTTGCAATTGGTAATAATGGAATTACAATGCCAACGCCAGCAAACACGACTGCACCAAGCGAAAAGATGCTTTCAACTTTGACAAATGATATGCGATTAAAAGCCGATATGTATGCAGACCGAATGAAACGGTGGCTTTGCAAAAATCATTTGCCTGAGTATGCAAGTAGTTCAGATAATATTGTAAATCCTAATTTAGCAAGTAATAGCGGTTGGTATATTCCGACCCCAAGAATAACCGAAGACGAATATGTACTATGGAAAATGCGAAAAAACCGAATATAAGACAAGAAAAAAACAGCCGACTTTTAGAAATTTATTTAAAAAAACAAGAGGAAAATGATAGGAAAATTGAACATCCAAGCGTTAAGGGGCGACACGTTTAAAGAATATCCATTTGAAATATTAATTAATTCAGATCCATTGGACTTAACGGACGCTGTTATTAAAATGGATGTTAAGAAAGACGCTTGCGGTATTCCTTTGTTAAGTTTAAGTTCGGTGATGGATAACGGCATAACAATTACAGACGCTGTTAGCGGTTTGTTTAAAATTAATGAGCAAATTATAAATATACCTGCTGGAAATTATCAGTATGATATTCAAATCACTTTGGAAAATGGTACAGTTAATACTTGGGTTGGCGGATTGTTTCAAGTTATAAACACAATTACAGAATGAGTACAATAATAGACATAAACGTTACGCCAACGATTGAGGAAGTTACAATAAATACAACCGAGTTTATTACTACTATTAATGTTAATACAAATAGTGGTGGTGGTGGCGTTCAATCAGTAACAGGAACAGCGGTTGACAACACAGACCCTTTAAACCCTATAATCAATAATCAAGATTTAACCGACTACACACTAAACGGTGGGTACACCGGAACGGCACAGGATTTAGCGGATGCGATTGATAATGTGCCAACACCAACACTTCAAGAGGTTACTAATGTGGGGAATATTACTACAAATGACATTAAAGTAAGTAAAGTTGGTGTTTATAATCCAGCAGTTGATAATTTTACAGACATTAGAGTTGAAGATACAACTATATTTTTTCAAAATTTAGATGATAATAGCCATTTTTCAATGTCTTGAACTTCAAAATTAACAAGCGTAAAGAATAGGTTATGCCTATGCCTTGCTAATGCCTTGTGATTTTTATAAAAGAATTTATTGTTACTACCTAACATTACTTTGTGTTTGCTAAAATGAATAAATTATCTAACTGCTCACTTGTCAATCCTAATAATGTAGCCATTTCAATCATTTGTGGATTTTGACGTTCAAAATGATTTGCGTATTCCCAAAGTGAATTAAGTACATCTCTAATAGGCTCATCCTTTGAATTTATAAAGGCATTGATATTACTAATTGACTGACCACTTTCTATTAAAGCAAGTCTAAATTGTGCATTGGTTACAATTTGAGGAACTTCAATCGGTGTTACTGGCTCATTTATTTCAACTTCTACATAGTCAATCCCGTCTTCTGGCTTTACTATTGAAGTGATAATATTATTTTCTATTGTGTATTGATAGTGTATCATATATTTGGTGTTGTGTAAGTTTGGTCAAGTTTTAAGTAGTCAACCCAAGAGTTTCGGCTTGTC